TCAAAATCCTGACCCTACTCCCCTGGACTACCGAACTTATTTTTACGCCTGGTTTGAGAACTCGGAGTATCAACTCCCCGGAGAGATAAGTGAATATACAAAAGACGAGTTAAAAATCAAGCAGGATTTCCCGTTTATTAGTGATCAACAGTTGCTTTGGAGAAGGTGGAAGATGAAAGAATTGAGAAAGGATAGCGTGGGAATTGGACTGTCTGGTATCCAGTTATTTAAACAAGAATATCCATCGACAAAGACGGAGGCGTTTCAGTCTGGTGCTGGAAATGTATTTGATGGGGCTATGGTTGATGCTGTTCAGCCAGCCAAACTACTTCTGGGGGCGGCCTTGGATTTGGTTAAGTTAGGATTTAAGATTTGGAAGGATAAAGAGCCTGGACACGAATATGTGGTGGGGGTCGATCCGTCTGGTGGGGACGGTTCAGATTTCGCTGGCATTGACGTTTGGGATAAAGACACACTTGAGCAAGTGGCTCAGTATTACGGAAAGATTAGGCCGGATGAATTGGCCGAGATCACCAAAATTGCGGCGGTTTACTATAACGAAGCTTTTGTTGGGGTTGAAAATAACATGTTATCTGCGATTTTATTCTTAATTAAGATTTATGACAATTACTTCTTCACTACCAAAATCGATGAGAGGACACGAAAAAGAACGAAGAAGGTTGGGTGGAATACGAACACCAAGACTAGGGACGTGATGATAGATGATTTCATAATTGCATTTGAAGACAAGGAGGCACAAATTAAAATAAATTCGACCATCACTCTCAAGGAAATGAAGACTTTTGTCAAAAAAGACAATGGTAAGCGTGAGCATGCAGATGGAAAGCATGACGATTCTTTAATTGCCGGCATGATAGCATTACAGATGAGGAAACACTGGAAACCGAAACTAAGAACGTGGGCTAGTAAACCTACTGGTTTCTAATAATCGTTAGAATGTAGTAAAATCTTTATATGGCGAAGTCTGAGACGAATATAGCAAAAAAAGTAAAATTTCCTTATGAGACTAGCGTAGCTCGTTTGAGAGGCTATTCTTATTACGAAAAATTGTTCATGGGCGATCACTTCAATGCTTTCAATATTAAGATCAACAGTAAAGAATACAACAAGGCTTATGCCCAACTGAGATATGTTTGTGCTAACTTTGCGGGTTTAATCTCCAAGGTTATTGCTGATATGTTATTTTCCGAGCCGATTAAGATTAAAGTTCCAGACGGTGATCAGGAGTGGATGGACGCTTTTGTGCAAGAGAACAAGCTAGATGTTTTGTTTTACGAGAATGCCTTGTCTAACTCTTATTCTGGTGATCAGCTTTTTAAGCTAAGGATAAAAGATGGAAAAAAGATGTTTATGTCTAATTGTCCTCCTGGTATTTATTTCCCAGAGATCAATATTTTTGATGTGGACGAAGATCCTGAGGTTAAGGAGTTGGCCTGGGCATTTAAAAGAGAAAACAGTGTTGGAAAAGAGCAGAAGTATTTAAGAAAAGAGATCCACCACCCGAAAAAAATTGTCAACGAGATCTACTTGATGAAAGGTGACACTATTGAAGGTAAGACCACATTTAAAGCGGCAGGACTGAAAAACATCAAGGATAGTGTGATTACAAAGATCGATAAACATTTGTTGGTACATATTCCCAATTGGAAAACTACGACTAGGTTCTGGGGGATATCTGATTACTACGATTTGACTTCTATTTTTTATGGCATAAACAACCGTCTAACTAAGGTCGACAATATTTTGGATAAACATTCAGATCCTTTGTTAATTGTGCCACCGGGAATACTCGATAAAAAAGGCCAAGTGAAAAAAGGTAGTTTAGGTGTAGTTGAAATTAAAAATGCAGAGGATGGAAAACCGGAGTATGTGGTTTGGGATGCCTCACTAGAGAATGCGTTTAAAGAGATAGATAAATTGGTCGATGTGTTTTTTATGATGTCTGAGACTTCCCCGGATATTCTGGGTATGGGTGATGGCAAGGTGGAATCAGGTAGGGCTTTGAAGTTAAAGTTGCTCAGGACAGTCGCTAAGGCGGCCAGGAAGAGGCTTTATTATAACCACGCTATTAAAGATATTCTCTACCGGGCACAACTCTTGGCTAAGGCTTGGAAAGTCGGTGTTGGAGAAAAGAATTTGAAACTTAAAGGTGAAGCGGTTATGCCAGAACTTGAGTGGGCTGATGGTTTACCTCAGGATTTGGTTGAACAGATCGAGAACGAAAACAAGAGGATCGATGCCGGGACTACTACGACCGTTGATGCAATTATGCGAATTGATCAGGTTGACGAGGATACAGCTAAACGAAAAGCGGCAGAAATAAAGAAAGAGAAAGAAGTTATGATGCCTCAATCAACAGTCGCTGATAATCCTTTTAACAAAGTCAAGCAGGTTAAAAAGAAAGCGGAGGTAAAAGGTGCTATATCCAAAAACGGCGGGACTAAGTGATAAAGAGCTTGCTAAAATAGTCAAGCTTTATAAACGGGCTTACAAAAAAATAGTTTCAGAAATAAACGGAGCTACCAACTTCGGTATTTACAATCGCCGGGCTATTCTGGCTCAGATTGAGATTGTACTTGAGAAGCTTGGAGCGAATGTCAAGGAATTTATTGAAAAGGAGATCCCCCATCATTATAAGGTTGGAGCAGATGCGGCGGTTAAGCAATTCCAGAGACAGGGTGTGATTTTGCAGGTTGATGAGGGATTTAATGTTATTCACAAAGAAGCGGTGATGGCGTTGATTGACGACACCACACGGGCTTTTGCCGAGAGTATCACCGGAGTCAAAAGAAGTGCGACCTTGCTACTTAATAAGGCAGTAAAAGAAGAGATCAAGTTCAGAATGGCTGAGGGGGTCATAAGCGGTAGTGCTCTGAGAGACATCAAAAGCTATGTTAAGGGAGTTTTGCAGGATGAAGGATTGGCATCGCTAATTGACAAAGGTGGCAGGAAATGGAGTTTAGATCGGTACACAGAGATGCTTATTAGAACCAAGACCGTTGAGGCTAGAAATACTGGATTGGTCAATCGGGTGGCCGAAAATGATTATGACTTAGTTCAGGTATCAGACCATCAAGGGGAATGTGAGCTATGCAGACCTTGGGAGGGGAAAATCTTATCTCTCACTGGAAAGACTAAAGGATATTCTTCACTGGCGGAGGCTGAGTCCAGTGGTTTATTCCATCCCAACTGTCGACACTCTATAAATGTAGTTGATCAGGCGATTGCGAAAAAGACAAAGGCTTATGATTATAAAACTGGTAAATACACTTGACAGTCATATGGGCTGAGTGCTAACCTAGATCATTAATATTCTTAAGTGGTCGTTGCACGTAAAAAACGAAGAGGAGTAATATGCCTAAAAAGAAAACAAAAACAAAACCGAAAGTTACGCCATTTGATCCCTCTAAACTGAGTGATCAAGACATTGCCACAGTGTTCAAAGATGAAAGACTCTGGAAACACCCCCGCTTCAAGGAATTGAACGATAAGGCAAAGAAGGCTGATGATTACATTAAAAAGCAAGAAGAGGCTGCCGAGGAAAAGTTACTGAAAGGTAAAAAATTCGAGACGGTTGTCGGTAAACAGAAAACGAAAATAGCAGAACTTGAAGGCAAGTTATCTCAGACGAAAGTCGATAACGTGATCAGATCTGCGGCTTTGAAAGCCAATGTAGTTGATGCTGAGGCAGTTTTACAACTCATTGATCGTAAATCTATTAAATTAGAGGAAGACGGCTCTGTAACAGGAGTTGACGAAGCGGTCAAAAGTTTGGTTGAGCAGAAAACCTACCTAGTAGGGGATGGAACTCAAACAAATGTAGGAGCTGGGACAAGTCCCGCAGGTGGAGGTAATGCCTCACCTAAGTTCAAACACTCTCAAATTCAAGATGCTAAATTTTTTAAAGAAAACGAAACAGAAATAATGGAAGCAATGAGTAAGGGAGAGATAGAACAAGATTTGCCTCGGTAAGAGAATCCTGCAATTTTATTTAATTAAAGGAAAAAATGGC